CGGCTGAGGAAACAGATAGTTTCTTCAGCAACATATTGGTTAAGGATTGCGTTAATGGCGCATTTGCCGGCAGATGGGGACTGATCATCCCTGATCCTTTTTGGTCGATGACCGGAAAGGAAAAGAAAATGGAGATACAGGAATATGACAAAGAAAAAAATAATGAGGTGACGGAGCGAATTATTACTATCAGGCTCAACAAGAATCTGAAGTCAAAGGATGTGGCAATTCAAATGGGAGTAACGGATGAGCATTACTCCCGTCTGGAGGCGCAAGTTTATCAGTGGAATTTGAAAACGCTTTACAAAGTCTCCCAGATATTGGAGGTATCCATGGATACACTACTGACCGGAAATGATGAAAGCAAAATACCGGAGGTTCGGGACTTGTTCCGAGGAAGACGTCCAGCAGAGATTTCTAAGGCAGTAGATATTTTAAAGGCATTTTTCAAGTAGATGGCAGCAGGCGGTAAACATCAAGAAAAAGAGTAAAGCTTGACTTGTTGCATCAACATGGTCGGACATTTTGTTGATAGAATAAAACTACGATCTGATCGATGAAAAAGGCAAGCTTGCTCTTTGTAGGAAGGAGCAATTAAAAGTGAACAATAAAAACACAAAGCAGAATGTGCATTTGACCATCCGCCGTGGAGATGTCCTTCTTATTAACTATGGCAGTAATGATACCGGATGCAGGAACGGCATTATACCGTCCGTAGTTATAGGTAGCGAGGATTTATTAAAAAAGGAAAGGTCGGTGCTTGTGGTACCGCTGTATAGACATGAGACTAGAGCGTTTAAAGCAAAAGATGTATTGATTAAAACAACTGATTGCATAGGACTTCGATATGACGAGTACGCACAGCCGTTGCAGGTAAAGGCTGTTAAGAAGTGTCGGGTAGTCAAGAAAATCGGACACATCAAGGACGAATTGAAAGTAAATGAGATTACTGCGGCTTTGCAGGAATATACGAAAGGTAGAGGATAAAACGATATGAATGTGACATATAAAAAATGGGATATAGTTATGGCTGAATTTGGCGAGAATTATGATACTTGTATGATGCAAGGGTATCGCCCGGCCATTGTATTAAGTAGCGAGGAGTACAACTTACACGCTCCGATAGTTTTTTTGATTCCGCTCTCAAAGCAACTCAAGGGAATTGATCGGGATTATCATGTGTTTATTGATAAGGATGATTGCACTGGTTATAACGCATCAGGGATTGCGTTGATAGAGCAGATGAGACCGATGGATAAGATTTTTTTAAAACGAAGAATTGGCGAAGTCATGGATGAACGCCTGAAGGATAAGATAGAAGGAGCGGTCTTAGCATTCTTAAAATTGAATAATCTGGAGCAGACATGAGAACTAAGGATGAATATCATGATGAAGTACTTCTTGACAAGCAGACGGAAATCAATATGAATAATTTCGCAAGCTTTATGGCAAAGATGATTGAGAAGTATGGGGATGAGCTACTTGAGGAGATTGAGTCGGAAAAAGAAAAAGGTAGAGATAAAGAGGGATAGGGTGTGCGTCGGCTGAGAAGTCGGCGCATTTTATATTGTCACTCAGAGAAAAATATGTTATAGTATCAATAGTTAAACAATAGTAGGTTGGGCGAAAATGAAAAAGTGCTACATATATACAAGAGTATCAACAGCTGCACAGGTGGAAGGGTATAGTCTGGATGCACAGATCGAGGCTCTCAGAAACTATGCCAAGTATCGTGAATATGAAATTGCAGGAGAATATTGCGATGCCGGAGTTTCTGGCGGTAGTGTAAGCGGTAGGCTGGCTTTTCAGTCTATGATTACGGATATCGTCGAACAAAAAGAGGATATTTGTTGTGTTCTTGTATTTAAGTTGTCGCGTTTTGGCAGGAATAGTGCGGATGTTTTAAAGTATATGCAGTTACTGATGGATTATGGAATCAGCCTTGTTTCTGTTCATGAATCCATTGATAGTGCTACACAAAGTGGAAAATTGATGCTTACGATTCTATCCGCAGTTGCAGAAATTGAAAAGGAAAATATCACAGCTCAGTTTATGGCGGGCAAACTAGAGAAGATGCGAAATGGCGGATGGGGTGGTGGTCCTATTCCCTATGGCTATCGTAGTGTTGATAAAAAACTTGTCATTGAACCTTATGAGGCAAAAGCGGTTCGCATGGCATATGAATTATATGCTGAAGATAAGACATCTTTAATAAGTGTGGCTAAGGCATTGAATGCTTCCGGATACCGAAAGATAGTTAGAGGCGAGGAAAGAATGTTCAGTTCCGATAGCGTAAAGGCGATACTTGATAATCCGATTTATAGTGGAAGGTTCATTTACAATGAAAGATCCGTTACCGGACAGGACATCATGAAAGTGGATGGGCAGCACGAAGCTATTGTATCAGTTGAAATATGGGAAAAGGTTCATAAAAAGAGAGCAGGTTGCAAAAAGAACGAGAAGGTCTGGGACATAGAGCGTGTGTCTTTGCTGAGCGGATTAGTAAAATGCCCTTGCTGTGGCAAAGGAATGGTAAGGATTGTGAGCAGGAGCAGAAACAAAAATCATGGTGGTATGTACAAGCCGGTTTATGGATACGTATGCCGTGGGCATATGGTACGGGGAGGCGACAGATGTGATTTTAGCCGCCAATATAATCAGGATAAAGTTGATGCAGCTGTCTATGAATTGATCGGTAGGGTAGGGACGCTTTCATCCTTTGAAAAACGAATTGAAAAGGCGTTTGATACAAAAGAATTATCTGCTTGTGAAGAGAAATTAAAGGCATTGCGTAAGCAATACTATCATAAAGAAGCTGAAAAAAACACTCTTGGAAATACGCTTGACAACCTGGATGTTTTTCGAGATGACTACCTGGAACAAAGTGAAGTAATTGAGCAGCAGATCGAGAAGGCTTATGAAGAAATGAGCCTTCTTGATGAGAAAATTGAAGCAATTAAGCAGCAAATCGAGCTGCTGGAGAGGGGCGTGGCGGTAAAAGATGAGATTAAAGAATTGGTCTCTAACTTCCAAATTGTATTCAATAAACTTACTCCCGGAGAAAAACGGGAAATGTACAGTAATTTAATTGATCGCATTGATGTATTCCCAGAGAAGCGTGATGATGGAAGGATAATAAAAAGCATTACTTTCAAGTTTCCAGTTAGCTATGACGGAATTCATGGGAGCAAAAAAGGAAATACATTTTTGTATACACTTGATTGTTCCAAGATTGGGATCACGAAGTCGGAGGCTCATGCAACATACGCTATGATAAAAAGCTATGTCAAAGAAAAACATGGTGTATGTGTTTCACAACTGAACATAGCCCAAATAAAGCGTAAGTACGGGCTGATTGAAAGAGCAAACTATAATAAGAGTAAAAAGAAAGATGCAAGAGTGCCTAAATGTACACCTGAAAAGGAGAAGTACATTACAGAGGCATTAAAGCATTTTAAGGAGATTAACTGAGTATTTCAGAAGGGAGATGACACTTTGGCTGCAAAAGCAAATAAAAAGGACAGATGCTATATTTATATAAGGGTGTCTACCAATATGCAGGTGGAGGGATACAGCCTTGATGCACAAAAGGACCGTATCCTTAAGTTTGCCGAATATCAGAATATGGAAATTGTTGGTGAGTACTGTGATGCCGGAAAGTCCGGAAAAAGTGTTACGGGAAGACCTGAGTTTACAAGAATGCTTGAGGATATTGAAAGCGGAGTAGATAATATTGATTATGTACTGGTATTCAAACTTTCAAGATTTGGAAGAAATGCGGCAGATGTACTAAACTCTTTACAATTATTACAGGACTACGGTGTAGAATTGATATGTGTTGAGGATGGAATAGATTCTTCAAAGGATTCCGGAAAACTTACCATAACGGTTCTATCGGCAGTTGCGGAGATAGAGAGAGAAAACATTCTTGTGCAGACTATGGAGGGAAGAAAACAGAAAGCCAGGGAGGGTAAATGGAATGGTGGAGTCCCACCCTATGGATACATGCTTGATTCCGATAATGAGATGATTGTAATTGATCCTGATACTGTAGATACGGTAAAGCTAATTTATGAGCAATATGTTTATAAAGACATGGGGCTTGAGGAGATTGTTAGATTTCTTAATGAGCATGGATATAAGAAGAAGCAATATCGTAAAAGAGATCTCAATTACTTTACTGCACATTTTATAAGAAATGTACTGGACAATCCAGTTTATACCGGAAAGATAAGCTATGGTAGGCTTAAAACTGAAAAAGTGAAGGGGAGCAGAGATGAATTCAAGAGAGTTAAGAATACTGATTTTATGCTTTCTGATGGTCTCCATGATGCAATAATTAGCGAGGAACTATGGGAATTAGCACAGGCAAAGCGTAGGAGGGTAGCAAAGAGGACTAAGAAAAAATATGCTGTGGATCATGTGCATTTGCTGTCGGGGCTTGTTAAGTGTCCCGTTTGCGGGGAGCCAATGACAGGAACAACCGCCAAGCGAAAAAACAAAAATACCGGAGATTATGATTTTTACTTTTATTATCGGTGCCATAACAGAAAAATACTTGATGATGGAGGTGTATGCGATTTCAAGTCAAATTATAATGAAGAAGCACTTGATACAGAAGTTTATGAGTTAGTTAAGTGCTTTGTGAACGGAGAAGGCTGCAGAGATATGATAATGGAGCAGATTGACAGAAAAGTAGATGTCAGTACTCTAGAAGCTGAGAGAGAACAGCTAAGATTAAAACTCAGGCAGGTGAAAGGAGCAAAGGATAAGTTACAGGAGAAAATGGATGCACTCGAAGTGTCAGACAGGTTTTATGAACGCAAGTATGAGGATATGAACGAGCGCTGGGCAAATCTCTATGACAAGATTAATAGCATAGAGGAGAGCATACGGGGTGTGACAAGAAAGATGGCGAAGGCAAAGCAAGACGCACTTTCTTCACAACAGGTTTATGACATATTATTGAATTTTGAAAAGTTGTATGAGAAAATGTCAGATGAGGAGAGAAGACGGTTTTATGAGCTCCTCATCAAGGAAATTGAGGTACATCAGGATAGAGGTAGAAATGACCGTATGGTCAAAAGTATACTATTCAAGTTTCCGATCTTTTACAATGGTGAGACAGGCGACATGGTTTGTTTGCCCAAAGAAAAGACCGTCGAGACGGTAGTCAAATTATCCCTCAAAAAAGATACACCTAAGATTGAGGTTACAATGGAGCCTGATGAAGAAAGTAATTACACACCAGAGGAAAAAATAACTTATCAGAAAATTAAGGCTTATATTCTTGAAAAATATGGATTTAAAGTGTCATCATTGTACATTGCACAGATTAAAGATAAGTGTGGTCTTGGTAAAGAACGTACTGGAAATAACTGGAAGAAAAATGATAAGTCAAAGGAGCCGCAGTGTACACCTGAAAAGGAAGAGGCTATTAGAGATGCATTTAAGAACTTTAATATAATATAAGGAGTTTTAGATGATAGATATGATATTGAAATGGCTTTATCAAAATTCAGCAGCTATAATCATTTCATCATTAATATCATTGTTAATATCAATGATGTATTACCGAAAGGGAAATAGAGATGAACTGTTAATGAGCGTTATATTTCCTGTGGTGCAACTTTTAAATAAGAGTTATTCTAGGAAAAACTATGATGAGCTATTATCAATAAAATCAAACTATGCAATAAGGTATTTAGGGAAAAAAGAAAGAAGAACACTTATGCTGTTAATAGAACAGTACAGTATAGTTTGTCAATATAATAGGTCAAAGAAGGATACTGATTGTATATTATCGTATTTTGACTTCAAATTAGGTGAGATTGGTATTAATCCTAAACCATGTCCTATTACTGACGATGAAGGAGAAACAGTAGCATATGATTATCCTCCTGATTATTATTTCCTTGAAGAATATGTAAATGATATGGTTTCTAAGATGGAGTTTGAGGTATATCCAGAAGAAGCTGAAAAAGCTATTACAGATGCATTTGAGAAATATGCTCACAAATATTATACAGTTAAGAATATAGAATGGTTTCAAGACTATTCGATTGAAAAGGTTATAGAAAAATCAAAAGTATCTGAAAAATGGAGAGTTGATTTTGATTTGATGGAACAAAGAAAAAGAACTTTTATGAATCTGTCGATTGCTAAAAAGGTAATTAAAATACTTCAAGGCTAGGTTGAAATATATTTCTTTTTTTTAAAGCCTAATATGGTATAATTTTTATGCAAATAAGTTTGCAGCAGGACTTGGTTCGATTCCAAGCATCTCCTCATTTGTTATGACATTATTGAATATTGTTACCTCTGGTATCTGTTATGATGCTATTAGGAATTTTATTTCTGACTTAAAAGGAGGATACGTTATGAGAGGTTTGCCTTAATGATGAGAAGTATATCATACATTCAGATGGGCGAGTAAAACTTACACAGCATGCTTTATCTCACATGGATGAATGTTGTCTTGCTTTTGATAAGGAATATAGTTATCAGTCGAAGTATCAGGGACAAAAATACTATACCCAAATGATGTACAAGACACCGAGTCAGGTGGCAGCACAAGAATACTCATTTGAGATGAATGCTCACAACAGAACATTGTTATCTCAAATTCAGAGAGCAAGTCGAAGTGCTGATGCAATGAGATTGTATCCAGGAGCCTTCTCCGAAACATTGGTACAGCTTATGAAAGAGAAAAAGCTTTCTAAATAAAAAATTAGCAGACGCGTCATTGGTGGGCGAACGTACAATACAGAGATTAAGAAATGAAGAAGAATATCCCACAACAATTCAAACGGTTTTGGGATTGTGTTACGGATTGCAGCTTTCAGTGCCTGAAGCAGAAATGTTAGTTGGGAAAACCGATTTCAATATAAAGCCAACTAATCCACAAAATAATGCTTATAGATGCGTATTAAGCTCATGTGCCGAGAATAGCATATATGAGGTTAATGAGATGTTGGAATCTTGTGGATTTGAGCCACTTGGTAGTTCAAAATTGGGATAATACATAAGGAGGTACTTTATTAAATGCAATACGATTGGATAGATTTTTACACAGAGTTTGCTACTAAGCTTCTTCCTTTCAAAACTGATAGAAAGACTCTTATTCAGAAAATATATGCGGTGTATGACACTGTTGGAATTAGTGTTCCGAAACTTGAAAGTGGTGATGAGATTATTGATATTGATCCGTTCACCATCTTTGGCACATTCAACAAGGGAATAACAAATGCTAATAGAATTGCTATTCTTAACGGGATAGCGTCAGAGTTTGGAATTGCTGCAACTGTGCCGAGCAATTTTGATGGAATTCCGGTTCTTAATAATCTAAAGGCTACGTTTTATGGATTTAAGGATGATAGAAAAGCAAATGATATTGATAACTTGTGGAGTTTGTTTGAGGTAGCTCTTGCATTGGCTGACAATGACACAGAGGATAACCGTCAGAAATTCTCCGAGGCTTATGACAAGGTACATGATCAGCTTTGCATTCGCTGGAATATTACGATGGGTCTTTATTGGATTCGTCCTTATACATTTATCAACTTGGATTCCAGAAACCGCTGGTTTATAGCAGATGTCCAGAATATGCCTGGCGAGTTTGTTGTCGCAGCCGAGAAGAAGCTTAAGAAAGTGCCGTTTGCTGCAGATTATCTTGAAATAAAGGATTTGTGTAAGAAAGCTCTGGATGCAGGTGAATATGAATACAAGAACTTTCCTGATTTATCCTATACGGCCTGGGTGATCTCTGAGCAAGTCAATCAGGAAAAGGCTGCTGAAAAAGGTAAAAAGACTTCGAAAGCAGAATTTCTTAAGTGGTTTATGCCATTGCTACAGGCGTTACGCGATTTAGGAGGATCTGCGACACCGGTAGAAGCGAGAAAGAAAATTATAGAAAACGAGCATTTGTCGGATGAGATAGTAAGCGAAACCAGAGGGAAAACGAAGGTTAACAAATTTGAAAATGAAGTTGCTTTCGCCAGAAACTATCTCGTTGGAGCAGGATATATTGATAAAAGCGTAAGAGGTGTGTGGACACTTACTGAAGCAGGCAAATCAGTGGAATTAACAGCGGAGATGGCATCTGATATTTTCAAAAAAGGTGTCTCTGATGCAAAGAGTAAGAAAACGAATGATAGCGATGCTCTTGCAGATAGTGATGTCGATACAGTTCATTACTGGATTTATGCTCCAGGACAAAACGCTGATAAATGGGAAGAGTGTTATAAGAACGGTTATATGCTACTGGGCTGGGGCGAGATTGGAGATCTTGGAGTATTCAGCTCTAAGGATGAAATGAAACAGCAGATGAAGAAAGAATACGGTGATAGCAGTTCCTATAAGAATTCAGCTCATGCTACTTGGCAGTTTGTACATGATATTAAGATTGGCGACGTGGTATACGTTAAAAAAGGTAATAATGGAATTCTTGGCAAAGGAATTGTTGAGTCTGATTATGAATATGATGCAGATCGCACAGATGAATATTCTAATGTTAGAAAAGTAAATTGGACGAACAAGGGCGATTGGACAATTAATCATCAGTCCCCTCAGAAGACTCTGACCGATATTACGCCATATAGTGACTTCGTACAAGAAATTAAGGCTTTGTTTGAGGAAGACGATATTGCAGATGATGAGCAGGAAATTGCCTATCCGGAGTACACAGCAGAAAATTTCTTGGATGATGTGTACATGTCTGAAGATAATTATACCAGATTAATTGGCTTGCTTAGAAATAAGAAAAATATTATCTTGCAGGGTGCACCAGGTGTAGGAAAAACATATGCTGCTAAGCGCTTGGCCTATTCTATGATGGGTGTAAAAGATGTAGAGCGTGTCATGATGGTACAGTTCCATCAGAGTTATTCCTATGAAGATTTTATTATGGGCTTTCGTCCATCTGCTACAGGATTTGAACTGAAGAAGGGGGCGTTCTACAATTTCTGCAAGAAGGCCGAGGTAGATAGTGATAATGAGTATTTCTTTATCATAGATGAAATCAATCGCGGCAATCTGAGTAAGATCTTTGGCGAGCTGTTTATGCTGATTGAAAATGATAAGAGAGGAAATGCGCTACAGCTTCTGTATTCGGATGAAAAGTTTGCAGTGCCGAAGAATGTCTATATTATTGGCATGATGAATACTGCGGACAGAAGCCTGGCTATGCTGGATTATGCACTTCGTAGAAGGTTTGCTTTCTTTGATATCAAGCCGGGGTTTGAGACTCCGGGGTTCCGTGAGTACCGCATGGCATTAGATAATGAGAAGTTCAACAAACTGATCAGTTGCGTCGAGAGCTTGAATAGAGAGATTTCCGTCGATGAATCTCTGGGCGAAGGGTTCTGTATTGGTCACAGCTACTTCTGTAATTTACAGCCTGATACAATTGATGATAGTTGGCTTTATGGTGTTGTGGAATATGAGTTGATACCTTTATTGAAAGAATACTGGTTTGATGAACCTATGAAGGTGAAAGATTGGAGCGAAAATCTAAGGAGTACGATTAAGTGATACCGATTCAAAACATCTATTATATGCTGTCCTATGCATTTCAGGTATTGAATGAGCAAGGCTATAAGAATATAGCCACAGAACAATTTAATAATACTGGCGAGCTGATGGCAGCTATCTTAGAAAAAGGTATCGCGATTCAGCTAAAGAGAGGACTTGGTAAAGAATATATTCTGCAGACGGAGGCGCTCTCTTCTCTGAGAGGAAAGATTGATATTGCAGAGTCCATCAAGACACAGTCGATGTTACGGAAACAGCTAATCTGTACATATGATGAGTTTTCGGTTAACAGCATCATGAATCGGATCATCAAATCTACAGTTGAACTTCTCCTTTGTTCGAATATATCGAAACAGCGCAAGAAAAATCTTAGAAAGTTAATGGTGTATTTCAGCGAGGTGGATTTTATTGATTTGTATACGGTAAATTGGAATGTTCAGTACAATCGAAATAACCAGACTTATCGTATGCTAATTTCGATATGCTACCTGGTAGTAAAGGGTCTATTGCAAACACAATCGAATGGGCATACCGAGTTGATGGACTTTCTAGACGAGCAGCGAATGTGTCGATTGTATGAGAAGTTTATCCTGGAATATTATAGGAAAGAGTTTAAAAATCAGTTTACCGCAAATGCATCACAGATTCCTTGGCAGCTGGACAATGAAGAAAACTCTATGTTGCCTGTGATGCAAAGTGACATCATGCTCCAAAGTGGTGAGAAAGTTCTTATTATTGACGCAAAGTATTATGAGCACAGCACACAGGTGCAGTTTGACAAGCATACACTTCATTCAGGCAATCTTTATCAGATTTTTACTTATGTGAAAAACAAGGAATATGAACTGAGAGAGAAGGACCACACGGTTTCGGGAATGCTTTTGTATGCCAAGACTGATGAAGAGATATATCCGAATAATGTGTATCAGATGAGTGGAAACCAGATTACTGTCAGGACTCTGGATTTGAATTTACCATTTGATGAAATAGCAGGACAGCTAAATACAATAGCAAAAACGCATTTTGATTTATAAAGGAGGCCTCCTATTTGAAAAAGAAAAAAGACGAAATTACCATCCGTTCCAGCGCGGCAGAATACTTGATCTATGTTGCCTCAGTTGGCGATCAGCAGGACAGTATTGAGATGCGCTATGAGGATGAGAATATATGGCTGACACAGAAGATGATGGCAACATTGTACGATGTCGGCACTAACACTATAAATTATCATATTAAGAAAATCTTTGAGGACAGTGAGTTACAAGAGGATTCAGTTATTCGAAAATTTCGAATAACTGCCGCCGACGGAAAAAGCTACAGCACAAATCACTATTCCTTAGAGATGATCATTGCAGTAGGATTTAAGGTAAATTCTGAGCGTGCGGTGCAGTTTCGTAAATGGGTCAATCAAATTGCAAAGGACTATACCATCAAAGGCTGGGTTATGGATGACGAGCGTCTCAAACGCGGAACTTATCTGACAGAAAAGTATTTTGATGAGCAGTTAGAACGAATTCGTGAAATTCGAGCAAGCGAAAGAAAGTTTTATCAGAAAATAACTGACCTGTATGCCACAGCCATTGATTACGATAAGAATTCTGCAACTACCAGGAGATTCTACGCAACAGTTCAGAATAAAATGCATTACGCAGTTCATGGTCATACGGCAGCTGAACTGATTGTAGAAAGAGCTGACCATACAAGAGAACATATGGGATTAACTACTTGGGCAGATGCTCCTGAAGGCAAAATTAAGAAGAGTGATGTTACGGTTGCCAAGAATTATTTGAGTCAGGATGAAATGAAACAGCTGAATCGTATGGTTACTGCATACTTGGATTTTGCTGAGAATATGACATTACGGCATATTCCACTCACGATGCAGGACTGGGAAAAACGGCTTAATAGCTTTATTGAAATGTTTGATTATGGTATTTTACAGGATGCAGGGAAAGTGTCAGCTGAAATTGCAAAGCTTCATGCCGAGACTGAATTTGAAAAGTATCGTGTTATCCAGGACAGATTGTTTATGTCTGACTTTGATAAATACATGCTGGAATTGGAAGAGAATGCGAAGAAATAACAGGATTGTTTCTCCCTTTCAATGCCGAATTTTCAGGCATGATAAGGTCGAGTGCATGGAAAACTGACCATCAGTTAGGTCTAAAAATAGCCGTTGACCTGTTTTTGCAGGAAGAACGGACAAGGTTGAGACGATGGCGGTTCCTCGGAAGATTTGACTTTTATGTTGGAATCACTATAATAGTAGAAACGAATAAAAAGTTGAACTTTTTCCGTGGACGAACGAGGTTCAGGCTGTGATATGGATAGCGGAATGTATCGAGATTTTCTTGCTACAGAATTTGTAGATATGTTTCCGCAAACAAACGGAGATATTTGGGCACATGTCACATTAGTCTGGATAGGTTCCCGATGTATGATATTGATATTTCTGACAGCACAATAAGCAGAATCACAGACAAAATCCTGCCTATTGTAAAGGAATGGCAGGAACGTCCTCTGGAAGAAGTGTATGCCGTTGTATTTATGGATGCCATCCACTATCATGTCCGCAGCGAAGGACGTATTGTAAAACGCGCAGTCTACATCGCCCTTGGTATCGACATGAATGGAAAAAAGGACGTCCTTGGCATGTATGTTGGAGAAAACGAAAGTGCGAAGTTCTGGCTTTCTATCATGAATGGATTAAAAAACCGGGGCGTTGAGGATATCCTGATTGCATGTGTTGATGGTTTGAATGGATTTCCACAGGCAATCGAGGCTGTT